ATGTCCAGTGAGTAAAATGTCTTCTCAACTCTTCACGTGGAGTGATTGACATAACTTTACGGTCACGAGTTTTCCAAATGTAACCATTGATACCAGCGAACAATACAACTTCCGCTACGATTTCAATGTACAACATGTTCATCCAGTATGTTTCGAACTCTGGTGCAAACGAGTCAAGACCAGCTGACCAGCCATAAACACCTTCGTACCAACGAATGAATGAATAGAATACCAAATAGAGCATCATACCAGCCCATAGATTTACTTTATTTAACAACGGTGCAGCAGATGCATCGCTTTTTACGTTTTCAGATATAGCAGCCATTTTATACCTCCTAATAGGTGTTATTGACTTTTAAATTCGGTTTAACGCCCGTTAAACCAGCTCGCGGGAGATAGAGCTACAACAACTGTTTAGTAGTTGATGTAAATATTATATATCAGTGTGTCATGTTTGTCAACATTATTTATAATTCCTGAGTAAAATACTACAGTTTTTCTCCAGGAATGAATCCACGAAATCTTCTAAATCGTGGGAATCGTAGGCTATAAGTATCATCACGGTTTTTAGTTATTGCATCGGCCCTGACTTCAACCAATTCATTAATAATTGTGTGACGGGACTCCCATATATCAGATCGAAGCTTATCACTGAAACCACTACCCACATTAACCATGATTTCCTTTTCATCATCGATACCGTCACATACCAGCGCACCTGTGGTTCCTTCATACTTACCCGTTCCTTCTTCAACGCTTACTATTCGTAAAGTTACTTCGATAAATGGTTTAAGTTTTAACCAAGCAACTGATCTATCACAGACATATGGTGCAGTGGGATCTTTGATCATTATCCCTTCATATCCACCATCAATCGCAGTTTGGTTGATTTCAAGGTATCTATTATAACCATCAGATGTATCTAAATCAACCAATTCCTGTTTTACTACTCTCACATTAAGCAGTTGTAGGAAAATCTTATCTTCAAACCAATATTTCAGATTAGTTGAACGTTGATGTTGTGAAACTTTGTATGAACCTTTTTCAAAATCTGCTAATGGAATCATATCAAATAGGTAAAGGATTGCATCATTGGTTGATACATTTTCCTTACGATTTACCTGAGTCATCAGATCTTGGAATGATGAACTCATAATTTCACCATCAAATACGGTGGGTTCTGTAAGAGTATTAGCTACAAATGAAAATTGTTGTTTAACTTGTTCAAAGTTTAATAACTCTTTACCATTACGACTATACTGGTCAACACGACCGTTAGGATAGACAACGGTAAGAACACGAACCCCATCAAGTTTAACTTCGAGAAGTTTCTTTCCTGATACTTTAGACTCGTGATTAGCACTATCATGGGCAAGCTGGCAACTAAAAACAGGAATAGTGTAAGTAGCATGTTTCTTTACTACCTTATTAATAGTTTTTACACTGGTACCACATCGTAGGTCTTTGATCAAGATTCTACGATACCAATTATTCCACTGTTCTTTAGTGGATTTGGCCATTAACTCTTTTATGGTGTCTCTAGCAAGATTGCCAGTACATGAACGATCAATAAAAGTAGAAACAGTGTTAAAAAAATCATCCCAAGCAAGTCCAGGTCCGTCTTCATCGGTTTTCTCCTCAATTTGTTTAAGACCAAATGTAGTGGTAGCACTTAGTGCTAGCTTACACCCATGAAAGAAAATATCATTTGATGCTTCTGATTCACGTTTTATAACAGACTCTTTAAATAATCTACTATTATCCGATTCCAATTCTTTAATTATTTCATGCGGTAAGTTCATTATTCATCCTTTAGTATTTTTTCAAACCATTCCATTATTTCGTAATCTTTATAATTACTTGATATTTTTATTAGGTGTGGTCTTAACAATTCATGTTGCAATGCGGTTATATCTTTATTATTGAAATTCCATGAAGATGTATTAAAAGCATTTGCAAAATATAATTGTTCAAACTTTTCTGATAAAGATAACCTAACCGATGGTGTTAATCGTACACCCCAATATACAACAGATGCAATTGCAAATGCCTGTTCTGCCGTCATATGGACACCATTCCAACATGCTAACCATGTTGCATGATGTTCATTATAATACAGTACTGGTTTTACATCTATGCGGCTCCAGGTTTCTGCTTGAAAGATATCAATACTCATTAGTTGCTCTCCAATCAATTGCAGTTTTTTCACTAATCATTTGATTATATAGATCAACCGATGGTTTATATCCATAAATTACATATTTAACTAATCGACTAGAGATATTTTTTCTTACAGTATCATCCGTAAGTCTTATAGTTTTTGTTCGTAAATCAGCAGCAGTCTGTTCACCCAACATAGTGGTATCACCATCAGTTACCAATTGACATATTGTAAAATCAAAATGGTTAAGTAGATCAGTAACATTATCAAATATAACATTACGAATTAACTGAACTGTATGGATCTCTGTATTATATTCGATTTTAAATGTATCTGCATTAATAGTTGAAATAACATCTTCAGTTAATGCACTAAGTTGGTTGTATACAGTTGAATACTGTGTTATAGATGATACCCATATATCCCAATCAGACAGTTTTATTGGCTCATTGGTATATATTTTCCTAACGATACCACCGGCTAACCAGGGCCCATTATTAATATCGAGATCCAAATATGTTGCTAGCTTCTTACCAAATAAATCTTTGATAACCGGTTTTTTTGTAATTGGTGTTGGAATATTTTCCAATGTTTCAACACCAAGTTTTGTGTTTTTTGTAAATAGTTTTGTAAAATCCATTTTATTATTACCAAATTACCGTTTAGTTACAATCTCATCGCACAATCCATAAGCAAGGGCTTCTTGGGCACTCATAAATGTATCACGATCCATATCACGTTCAAAATCCTCATACGTTTTACCGGCAGTATTGTGTTCAACGTATAACTGGGTAAGGATTTGTTTCATCTTTGTGATTTCTTTGTATTGAATTTCAATATCACTTTGCATTCCACGTGCACCACCGCTTGGTTGATGAATCATGTGACGGGCGTATGGCAGCATATATCGTTTACCTGGTGTTCCAGCTTGTGCTAAAAAACTACCCATTGAACAAGCTTGTCCCATAACAATAGTTGAAACATCTGGTTTAATAAATTGCATGGTATCGTAGATTGCCATACCTGCAGTAATCACACCACCAGGGCTATTAATATAAAACTGGATATCTTCATTGCCTTGGCTTTCCAAGAATAAAAACTGTGCTACCAAGATACTTGCCGAATGTTCATTCACATCGGTATCTAGCATTACTATACGGTCTTTGAGTAATCGACTGTAAATATCGTATGAACGTTCGCCACGTGCTTCTTGCTCTACGACCATAGGGATTAATGACGGCATTTGTTGTTTCCTCATGTGTTAAAATTGTGTGTATTATAGGCTAAAAGCTTACGCTTGTCAACTATTATTTGTGATCATCTATTTCTTGATCGGATAAATCTTCGTATTCAGATAATTTTTTTCGAAGAATCCGAATGGTTTCTTCTAATGATTCAATATGATCTGCAACATGGCCAAAAAATTCATTCGAATTCCATGAAGTCATTCTTATCATGCTACTAATACTTTTTGCGTCCTCCATTTAAACCTCCAATAAAATATTTGGGTTCCAACCAGTATTTTCATGGTATGAATCGCCCTCGTAACCTCTCGGGTTGCATACTATTCTGGTTTCACCAAGTTTATAATCAAGTACCTCATGGGTATGTCCATGAACCCACAATGCTATATTTGGATTATCTAATATAAACTTAGATAGATCACTATGATATCCACCATTCATTTCATATTGGTCTGCATATTTGTCTACGATACTCAAATAACTAGGTGAGTGGTGAGTTGCTATTACAATCTTTTTATCTGATGGGGCATTTTCAACCATCATTTCGATATAATCCATGCTTTTATGATGTCTATCGATGGTGTCAGTCATCTGCAACTTTCTATAGCCTTTATGATCATTCTTTATAAGAGCATAATCATTCATCATGAAAGGAAGTTGATACATTGTTAGTGGGTCACCTTTATGTGCATCGGTCCATAGTGTTGCTCCGATGAAGATGATATCATCTATAGTCACGGATGCATTTTCAAGGAAGTGTACATTCGGATATCTTGAGCACTCATCTTTTAAATATTCTAATCCAGCATGAAATTTACCTTGGTAAAATTCATGATTACCAGCAACATAGATAACATGTTTAAATTCATCAGAGCATTCTTTAAGAAATTCTCTAAAACGCCATGCTTTTAGTTGTCTACTTGAATTATATATTTGTTCGGTAGAATCAGCTGGATAGTCATGTAATATTTCTGACATAAGTATATCACCAGACAATATTAACACATCGGCTTCTTGCGAATTAGTCAGTGTAATTGGACTGAATTCCATATGTAAATCGCTAACAACTGTTATTTTCATTTTAGAGCCTATAAATTACTCGTCCCTTATTCAAATCATAAGGACTTACTTCTATTTTTACTTTATCCCCTTGGATAACTCTGATTTTGTGTTGTTTTAGTTTGCCTCCTAGATAACAAACTAAAACATGATCGGTATTTTCAACCTGTACTTTAAACATATTACCTGGTAATACGTCATTGACCATCCCGGTCATTTCTATCATATCTTCTTTACTCATTTTTTCGGATTACTAATCCTTCATTCTCCACTTTAATTGTTAAGGTATCACCAGGTTTCCATCCCATTGATGTGCGAATTTCTTCTGGTATGTTCATAAGAACATTTTCGAGGTCATTTGGGATATCTTCAAATATTTCTTCTACATTATAAGTAACCATCGTCTTTCCTCGGAATTGCTACCCAACCCATTTTTTTGAGGTCAGCTTTAATTTCTGCAGTAATGAATCCTTCGCCAACATAACCAGATTGGTCTGGGCCATCACCGCGTATACCAGAACAATACCAGTCAATATAATCACCAGTTTCTAAAATATCAGCAACAATGCCACCAGCATAACGCCAACTGCAAGACCAATATTCTTCTTTTAGAATATCCCAGGTATTTTCTGGTTCGATAAACTCATTATTACACAATGCCGCATATAGGTTTTGTGAATATGTATCAGACTGCTTTGCCTTTTCTACAATCCAATCTGTAGATCGCAAATCATATTCTAAATTATGTTTTTGCCACTCTGGGTCATTTTCAAGTTCTATTTTTCGTTGATCCCTAGCCAGAAGCTGACTTAAATAGTCATCGGTTTCTGGATCTGTATTAGTTTCTTCTAATGCTTTTAATCTGATGTTTTTGTGAAATGAGCCCCTTTCAGGACTCTTGCTTAATTTACTCATTCATGAAATCTTCCTTGGAAACAATGGCGCATTTCATGGCCGATTGTCCACATATTTACCTGTTTTGGAGTCAAAACTCGACAAACATCTTCGCCTTTAGTATTTTTAAACCAAAACGAACATGCATCAATTTTATATCCATACCCACCATTACCATATTTACGACTAGCAGCTTCACATGCTTCTTGTATATTATCAACTTGTTCCCAAACCATAATGGTTTTATTCGTGAAATTATCATATGTTGAAAAATTTTCATATGGAGTTTCTGCGAATGCTGCGGAAATAGATAACAATAAAAGTAGTAAAATTCTCATAATATGCCCTAATGTAATATGATCGGTATAGACGGGAGGATTTGAACCTCCAAAGGCACCACTATGGGTTAGCCCATTCCTACCCTATATTGAGCAGAGGTATACCTGTTCCCATCACGTCTATGTTACATATTATATTACATTAGTTATACAAGTCAAGCATTTTCTAAGAAATTTCTAACCCATTGCAATCTATCTTGTTCACACAATGCAGTAAATTCATCGATATTCGCCTGAATATGGTCAATAAGTGGATAGTATTCAAACATATTTATCAACAAATGAATAGTATTCTGATAAATATATTATCACAGAAAAGGAAAAATATTAATGGAATACTGTACTTACCTAACCACATACTATGGGGCGAAAATGCCGATGTTTTACATCGGACGGTCTACCGTAAAAAATATTCAAAACGGATATCACGGTTCTGTATCCAGCAAACTTTACAAGCAGATTTGGTTAGATGAACTTGAACAAAATCCTCACCTTTTCAAAACTAAAATAATAACAGTTCATGCTACTAAACAAGAATCAGCAGAACAAGAAGAATACTTTCATAAAAAACAACAAGTTCATAAAAATCCATTATATATCAATCAAGCAACTGGTGCTGGAACTTTTCACACCGATATTTGCGGGAAGAAAAATCCATGGTATGGAAAATCACGTAGCGGTGAACTTAATCCTATGTACGGTAAAACACATAAAGATAGTACAAAAAAGAAAATGAGTACCAGCGGCAAGGGCAAGCATTCTCACCCTAAAACAAATGAATTCAAGCAAACTATGAGAGACCATTATTCTGGGAAATCTTATGAGGAAAGGTTTGGTGTTGAATATGCGGCAGAGATAAAGGCTAAACAGAGCAAGCCTAAATCACCAGATCACATAAAGAAAATTAAAGAAAACCCATATCACGCAAACCGCCCAAAGTTAAGATGTTCACACTGTTCTATAGAAGTGAGCGCGAGCAATCTTAAACGATGGCACGGCGATAACTGTAAGCTATTCAAGGAACTTGCGAACCCACGCTAATCTTTCTTGTTCAGTTTTTGCCGTATACTCATTAATGTTATCACGAATAGCAGAAAGCAACGGATAATACTCTTCATCAATCTGTTGCTTAAAATCATCACGCATGATTTTGTCTATTTTTAGGTTTCTGGCTAACCACTTGCTTGTTAAGTAATATGGTGATTTTATTTTAGCACTAATTCCATTGTTAGTGTAAAACACAAACCCTTCATGTTTTACACATTTTACGATTTTTAATAGTGTTCCAATAGTTAATTGATGAAATTTTACTTCATGGCATTGAAACTGTTTTGATAACAGATACAATTCGCCAGGTTCAACCATTATTTTACTGTTCCAGTAATTTTCACGATAACCCAATAGGTGCATACCAACTTCTTCTGGTATGATATGTGGATCATTTGGATGTACACATTCAAACATAAAGGTAAATCCTTTCCAGTTTTTACAAACTTCACGGTACACTTCACGATCTATCAATTCCAATGCCATTTTTACATAGTCAGAATCAGTTGACCCAGTAGTTGATACCAAGATATCATCATTGTACCAAGTTATAGCAACCATAAAGCCATTAACTTTACGAAATGCTGATACTATGACAGAATCATCTAAAATTGGAGCACGTTTTTCGATACCATAGTTATAAATCTTAGTAAATGGACGTGAAACAATGTTGTAATCGTCATCAACCAATGTTCCACGACATTCTTCTAAATATTCATTCCATAAGTTGTCATAAAACACTTTTTTCTTGTATTTTAATACATATACTCCTGGATATGAAGTTTCTTTACGTGAAACTAAGTTTGGATTATTTTCTACAAAGTGTTTTATGTCTTGGTTAACTAAAAAAGTCATTATTTCCACCCATGTAATCTAATCTCACCTGTTAAGGCATCTGTTACGATATCATCTAATAATGATACCACGTTTCCAGTAGCATCGAACCCAACATCACGAACTCTACAATGAGTCAATCCGCTAGGATTACCATGTAAGTGGCCGTGCAACATCACTGACCCTCTATGACATTGATTCCACTCTGAAATTGGATAATGCATCATACAAATTTTATGACCATTATGATTAATTTCAAGATATTTGTGAATAGCCTCAAAGCAATTACGAAATTCAGCATTTTCAACTAATTTATTATCATGGTTTCCTTCAATAAGGATCTTACGACCATTCAATCGTTGAACATACGCTGCTGCTTTTGATGGTTTACAGAATGCAACATCACCAAGGATATAAATTAAGTCATCTGGTGATACATTTTCATTCCATATCCTAACCATTTCTTCATTCATATGATTTGCATCATTGAATTTTCTGGTGTCAGGGTTAAATTTCAAAATATTAGCGTGATCAAAATGTAGTCAAAGGTCTGACGTTATAAAAACTTTCATCAGACTACCTCCTTACTCATTACGAGTGATAAACAATGTTGATGTTCTACCCAAATACCATTAAATTGGGTAATCTTTTTATATAATGTGTGTATTATACTTTGTTTTTCTTCATCTGTCAACTTTCTATCATTAAATCCCTTCGATATATTTTCGGAATGTGAGATAAATTGTAAATTTACTGGATGGCGTAAAAGTTGGTATGGTATATTGAATTCAAATCCAAGTTTTCTTGGTACGATATGATCTCGAACCCATCCCTTTGTGTTTTTATTACTAAATATACCAAACATTTTTAAATTTGATAATGCATTTTCGTCAAAAAAATCAATCATTGAGCAAATCCAATTCGAGTTAATATAATAAGTTTTATATGGATTTATATTGTCTAATGGTGTCCAGTGACCTAACTCTTCCATTTTTTGTCTAAAATTTATCTTATACTCATCAGTCCATTTTTCTTTTGACTTAATACCAATCAATTTCTTAGAATGTTCAGTATGAGGGTGACTATAACTGTCAGATGATCTATGTTGATGCATAGATTTAATTCGTTCTTCTGAAAATTTAATACCTCGGTTAGATTTTCCACATTTATATGCATAAGCTGGATTGGTTTTAAACTGGTTAGTCTTTGATTCGGATTGTATTTTTCGTTGTTCGTCAGACCATTTATTAGCAAAATTTGGATTATTTTGTCCACTCATCATGGTTGAGTATGTTCTTCTACGTTCGTCAGTCCATTCTGATACATATGATGTTTTATCAGCTCTTTTGCATTCAACTGAACAATAATGTTTTTTTGTTGTTATTTTTATTCGTTTTGTAAAAAGGATATTGCAATTTTCACACTGCACTTCACCAATATATGATTTAGTTTCCATAATATTTCACCTCGATGTATTTATCAAAGTTAAATATTATATTATAAGTGTAGATCTGATGTTATCCATGTATTCATTGTTTTAAGTCTCGTATTCGGTCCATAGCGAAGATATAAACATGTTTAAATTCATCACCAGTAGGACAAGATGTTGTTAAATCTGCTAAATTATTACATATATCTGAACATTCGTCAATAGTTTTATTGCGTAGTTCAGTCATTAATCTGGCTAATTCTTGTTTATTGAAAACATAACCATGTTCCCGTTCAAAGAATGAATCTAAGTCATTCAATATGCTCATAATTACTCCATTTTTCTACAAATTGATTAAATTCATCTACTGTCATAAAATGTAACGTTTCAACACCAGATCTGTAGGCATAATATGGATTTAGCATTCCATTAAACCGCTGTAGTTCACTGTATGTCATAGACACTGCCGTATTATATGCACCATGTGAAACTTTATCAATATATTTTTGAAATTTTATCCAGTAATCTGGCTGTGATTTATCTGTAAATTCTATTTTGACACCGTACATTTGATTTCCTTAAATTTTTAACATATCTTCATATGTATAGTTTCGTTCAGTATAACGAGACGGGATTTTTAAGAAAGTGTCTTTTAAATCACCATCTCGTCTTGGTAAAATTCTTACTTCAAAGTCAACATTATTGACTTTTTTGAAAATATTGATGATTTCCATAACCGATTTTGGATCACCATATGCCAAATTTTCAATATTTGATGATGGGGTATCAATCGCCTTAATTAATCCCCTACATATATCGTTTACATGGATATATTCTCGGATACAGGTCCCATCAATTGTATCATAATCATCACCATATAAATTCAAATACCCACGTTCAACCGCTTTTAGTAAATTGTAATGCAATCCATCAGGATTGGTTGGTTCAAATCCATCAGAGCCAACTACATTGTAGAATCTAAAAATTGTATGTACTGGTGCCAGATCTCGAACAATATCCTCCGCAACTCTCTTTGATAGTGCATACGGGGATAGTGGATATTCAGCTGCACCCGTAGATGCAAAAATAAAATTATCATACGTAGTTTTTTTCATCAAATTCATAGTACCAATAATGTTGGTATCATAATAATTTGCTGGTTGTTGAACAGATTCACCAACTTTAACTAACGCTGCTAAGTGAATAATTGTATCATAATGATTTTTTATGTCAATCGATCTTATATCACTATGATTATTATTACATTTTATATCCATTCCAATTATATCAATATCTGTTATATCGGCCATCATTTTTTTAAGATGTTGACCGATATATCCCTTACTGCCAGTTATTAAAATCCGTTTCATTTAACTTTTCCATATTTCATCAAATCCTTCATCTAATGAAGGCGGTTCATACATACATTTCATCTTGTCAATGGTTCTTTTTGAAATATGTTTTCCTAGGCGCGATTTTAATCGTGAATACAATTCATCATCACCAAGTATTTTAAAAACAACCGCTATTTTGTAATGATTTTTAAACAAATTAAGTTTTTTCTTTCTACCTTTCGTAGTTACATTTGTTTGATCAATAATAACATCTTTATCTGATGTAATTGCATTTTTTATGTCACGTTTTACTAATTTTTCTGCTGTTTTGATGTAATCTCGGTAAACATCATTGTATGTTTTACCAATACTAGTAGCATATGCTTCAATATGATTATCACTACTGATAACAATCGCATCTTTCAACCATGGTTGATTTTTTATCCAGGTGCTTTTACCGGACCCTGGTATTCCAACTAGAATATATATTTTTTTCATAATTCCCATCTACGATATTATCGAGACTACTACACTATCGCGAACAACGAGTGCATACTCATCCCGATTTATTTTTCCGTTTTTCATAAACTTTATAGCGTTTTTAGTTTTTTCATCCATAATCTCGTTAGAAATTTCGGCAATATCAAGACCTTTAACTCGCTCCAGATATCTAATAATAGCATGTTCTGAAAGAATCGGTTCTTTAACTGATTTTGGATTAGTTAATTCTTCATATCGAGCTCGGAGGGTTTTATATTTCGAATTAATTTTAGCCAATTCAGATTGGTTATCCGTGATTTCTTTATTAATTACATCTCGCCGTGCCTCTAACTTTGCAAGTTGGGTGTTAAGACTTTTTATTTCTGCAGCAATAGTATGAGTAGACATGTTAAACCTTAATTAATTTTAAATTTAAATTATACTACATAGAATTCAGATTGTCAATAAATAGTTTTATGAATACACTAATAAAACCATTAGAACCTAAAGAAATTATCAAAAGATTGAAGCAATCTGCTAAAAAACGTGGGATTGAATTTAATTTGAATGAAGGTGAGTAGAGTGATGGTTTACAAGTTTAGTTGAGTTTGCATAAATACATCATACGGTGTTAGTCACAGATTGCCGTCTCACTAACTCTAATCATTCTTTCATTAATTACAGGAACTAATATGACCAGCAATACTATTTATACCCCATTTACTTATTGTATTACATTTACAATAACTGGACAGAAATATTACGGTGTTCGATATGCAAAAAACTGTCACCCCATGCAATTATGGACAACATACTTTACATCATCTGTTATCATTAAAAATTTAATTAATTTATATGGGAAAGATGCATTTTTGTACGAAATACGAAAAACATTTTCTTCTGCAAACGACTCTCGTAAGTATGAACATAAATTCTTATCAAAAATAAATGCTGCAAGAAATCCAAACTGGTTAAATTCATCAAATGGCAGTGGTAAATTTCATTGTACTCCAGAAAGTTCAGCGAAAGCTGGCTTAAAACATAGAGGAAAAACAATTTCGGTTGAAACAAGAGAAAAGATAAGCAAGTCATCCAAAGGAAGACCGAGTTCAAGAAAGGGGAAAAGTGGAGTAGTATCTGATGAAGCTAAATTAAAGATTTCGGCGGCGTTGAAAGGCATTTCAAAACCTTCAAAAATATTGTGTTGTCCATATTGTTTATCAGAGATTAAAGGTGCATCAAACGCTAAAAGATGGCATTTTGAAAATTGCAAAAAACACCCTAACTATATAAAACCGGTAGCATTACAAAAACCAATAATTCATTGTCCATTTTGTAATGCAGCCAGTTCTAATAGATTAAGTATGCAACGATGGCATTTTGAAAATTGCACAAATAAATAGTTTGGATAACTACTCACTGTTTTTAATTTTATCGAACAGTTCTTGTTGTTCTTTTTTATATCTACGATACTGGTATTCTAAAGTTTTATATACAACAAAATATAAAAACATACCAATTGCATACATAACAACAAATATTGCCAATGGCAAAGCATACTCATTAGGTAAGAAAGCTAGTGACCATCCTATAACCAGTACGATTATAGATAAAACTGTAATCCAGTTGGTATCTTTAAACAACCATTGTATAAAATACCATAGTTCTTTAATTTTGTGTTTCATACAACTGACCAAGATAAAATAAGGTTGTCAACAACTGTAGCAGCTAATTTTCCATCATACTGCCCTGCATATTGCGCTTTTAATGCCTTTATTGCAGCTGGCTTACCACCTTCTTGAACATGTGGAATAATAAATGCTTCAATTTCTGCAGCAGTTAATTGTTTTGGCATGTAAACTTCAAGAATGCCTTTTTCAGTTTGATATAATGAAATATCAATACCTTTAGCAGTACCAACCGTAATACATTTGTCTAAATTCTTATCGAATTTCTTAATAACTGCAGAAACTTCGGCATCGGTTGATTCGCGTTTCCCATCATTCAACCCAACATTGGCAGCTTCGCTATATAAAGTAGTTAATAGAGAAATTGCAGTTTTTGCAGTACCTTCTTTTCGTAAGGCAAATAAATCAGTTTTAATTTTAGCTAGTAATGTCATTGTTTTTACCTTCTCTGTGTGTGTTGATCCAATTTACAGCTTCTTCAGCCAATGATGAATCTAGATTCGCGCCGACTATTACATCGGAAATAATATTACCAATTTCTATTAAATCAGGTTGGTATAACCCACAACCATTTTCTAATAAAACTTCGTTAATTTTGTCAAGTGTTTGTTCTATATATGCCATAATCTTTTTAAATGAAAAGGGGGCCGAAGCCCCCAGTTGTTTAAACCGCGTATCGATCAACCATTACAGTTTTTAACATGATACCTTCTGGTGTGAAGTCACTCATGTCTGCCGCCAATAATGCTTTAACAATAGCTGGGCTGAAGCCAGAAACCATAGCTGCACCTGATTTGTCAGATTTAACTGGTACATTGTCAGATGAATTAATGTTCCAGAACACAATTTGTGGAACAGTGTAACCTGCTGCCGCATATTTGCGTTCAATCATTTGAATTGCACTATCATCGTAATGACTGCAGCAATTAAATTGCATGTCAGACATTATCAACAACATTTCTGGCATTTCAGCTTGTGGAACATCAAACTTAGTTGCTACATCTAAAATTAAATCAAATGCAGCGTGTAAGTTGGTACTCATACCCCATGCAGATTTAACCATTTGAGTTGCTTTTTCTACAACGTTGCCGCGTAATGTCAACAATTCTGGTTTTTCATTAAACGTGATAAAAGTATCTTTAAATTTACCAGTGTTTTTATCAGCTAAGTATAAACCTAGTGATACTGCAACATCCATGCAAGTTACCTCTGATTTAGAAGTATGCCCACCTGCACGACAGGACATTGAGCCACTAACATCAACCAATGGTAAGATATTAGCATCACCAACAAAGTTTGGTAAAGCATCCCATTGTGCAACGATATGATCTTTTTCAGTTCTATCGAAGCCATAGCTACCAACACCTTTAAGAACATCGTATGGGAATACTGCACCAGCATTTACTTTCACACCAGCTTCACCTTTTACCAAAGCTTGAACATATTCGGCAAACTTTGGAGTATGGCGGTTAAATGCTTTTTTATAGCGAGAACTTGCCAATGATGGCACATGGTTAAAGTTAATGTTATCCCAGTCATTCGCACACATTTGAGTTTCAACAACAGAAGTTAAAGAAACTAAAGTTTTACGGTATTGTTTTGGACTCCAACCTAAAAACTTACGAAATTCAACTGCTACATCCCCTTTACGAGGTGTCCATTTAGCAGCTAACCCGTTGCCATCAGTCAGTGCATTTTTCAACATTGTGAAAGCTTCAGTTTTCATTTCTTGAGTTTTGAACACAAAAATGTCATCCCAACGGCCCAATTCAGGCACTTTAGATAATAATACTTTTGCAGCATCGATATCAACAGTTTCTAAATGAGCTAAAATGTCTCTGAAAACTTTACGTTCGCCAGAACCGCCGCGAGCATCACGTGCCCATAATGCAATACGCATTGCCAAGTCTTTATCTTCAACATATGCTGCTGTAAAAGCAGGAATAATGTCTTTACCACGGCTTGCACCGACATTGTAGAAAAAATCTACAGCTTTGTTAGTGGTTGATTTACGTGCTTTCATACCATTTGTGGTACGAGCTTCTTGATTTTCTACTGCTTCTACGAATGTAGTCATTGTGTTATCTCCTATGTCAGGTTAGTGTGTTAATTTGGTTTGCTGTTTACTAAACTATAAGTGTGTATTATAGCAGATTTAATTTGTTTGTCAAGTTTTTTATTGAAGCTGCAACCATGTCTTTAATATAATCATCGTAATCATCTGGGTGAACATATTCATCCCGTCCATCAACAGTCATCCAGTATCGATAATCATCCAACGGAAATACGCATGTTTCTTGAAGTTCATGGGCATAAATTGTTGTAGCATTGCTGAGGACTGCCCCTAATTCATATTCATCATTCATATTCAATCTCAATATAAATATCATGTCATATGGTCTCTTAGGTCTTACTACTGCGAATTCAGTATATTTTGGGATCATAAATTTAATAAAAACCAAGTTGCATGTGCGTCATCGTTAAAAGTTATTTGATACTTATCAATAATTTTAGATTTCTTACCTTTGTATACTTCTTTAACATAAGAATATGAAGAATAATAACCACACTCAGTTGCTTTTTCAATCAACAAAAAATTTTGGTCAAGTGTAATAGTAATAGTTTTCATAGTAATTATCAAGTTAAACAGGATGGCCGGAAGGATGTATTTTATTTTCTGGTTGTCATCTACCACTTGGGGACTTGATCCACAACCCTATCTGATTTAGTCTAATCAGCAAACATTCATTTTCTAATGACAATATCTATCTTTCGCGTTAGAAGCTATCTAGATTTCTTCTAGAAATATCCGATTGATGTAAACATCACCGGAGAATAGGTTGTAATATGCAGAAACCATCCTAAAAAAGTAACAGGCTAGTGTTTGTTGAAGGTTTATACTGGCTCTTCCTTCCAGTTCGACTAGCAGTATGTTCGCCAGTCCATCCATTATAATAAATTGGATTGCTGTATCTAGCCTAAATATTAGCGGAATAGGGGTTGCCATTTGTTTCGCTTCTAATAGCAAAGAAGTGTTTCTGGAGCGGGTATTAGCCGCGAAATTGTTGCTGTATCTATTCCCAAATTTGTTATTCTAAGATACCAATGATATCGTGTTCATGCATTACAATATAATCAATACCGTCTACTTTAATTTCAATACCAGTGCCTTTTGCATATAACACGGTATCACCAACTTTGACGAGCATAGGTCTTGTTTGACCATTATCAAGTTGTTTTCCATCACCAACTGCAAAAACTTTACCGGTTACTGATTTTTCAGTAACATCACTAGCAATTATTAATCCAGATGCAGTAGTTTTCTTGTCAGTGTTTTTTTCAACCATAACTCTATCATTTAACACTTGTAAAGTCATTATTCAGTCCTATTGATAATATGATACCCAAATTGTGTTTGTACTGGTTCACTTAGATCACCAATTGCTAATCCAAATGAAACATCTTCAAATGGTTGAACCATTTGGCCACGGCGAAATGATCCAAGATCACCACCATTTTTTCCACTAGGGCATTTACTATGCGATCTTGCTAGTAATTCAAAATCCTCGCCTTCATTGATTTGTTTAATCAAATTTTGTGCTTCATCTAGTGATCCTACTAAAATATGTCTTGCTCTTACTGTTGTCATACATTCCTTTATTGTTAAATCAAAACAGGATACGTGTTTTTAGCCTGGCGCTCTCCCATCTGAGCTACATTTCTATTGAAATGGTAGGACTTGAACCTACGACATCTAGGGTATATAAACTTGCTGAATGTATCCTAAAAATTAGCAGGGTCACTGTATTATACTGGCATACAACCATTATACTTCTAGACGGAATCGAACCGTTCCACCAGTTTGGCTTAATATAAAATGCTGAACTGACCCTAAATTTGGAAGCGGGAGTTGGATTTGAACCAACGACCTCTGGGTTATGAGCCCAGCCATCTACCACTGATATACCCCGCGATAATTCTTGTTATAACTGATACTATAGTAGATGTATATTTGATCTATGATCGCTATTATTATATGTAATAGCATCAGTTATTTTTAGTAGTATACTTGATAATATTTTAGTTGTCAAGTATTTAAAACAGGCTCATTTTTTCTTGTTTGCAATAAGATTATGTTATGCTGAATTGAGCCTAAAATTTGGAGCGGACTACGAGATTCGAACTCGTTTAGCTAGCTTGGAAGGCTAGAGCACAACCCATATGCCAAGTCCGCAATGTTTAACAGGATACGTTTTATTTCACCAATTGAAAGTTTTGTATTTGCTGAATGTATCCTAAAACTTGGAGCCTCCAATAGGAATCGAACCTACAACCCCCTGATTACAAATCAGGTGCTCTACCAATTGAGCTATAGAGGCATTATTCTTTAAACTTTGTGTTTAGTGCCACACACTGTACAAGTGGCGTTAACTTTTTTGAAATCAAGGTTCATTACTCGCATACCTTTTCCGTATGTTTTGTCTTGAAATTCATGATTACAATTGCATTTCTTTACTTCTACAGCCATTAGGCACCTCTTTTAATAAGAATGTTAATACGATTTTGATATTTACGTTTATCACGTGGTCTAACAGTTTTTTCAACTAGTTCTTGTAATTTAGCTAAACTAAAATTACCAATTCTAACTCTACCATTTTTAGTTTGATTAGGGTTAGCTTTTCTGTTTCCTTTACTAATAGTTGCCATTTGATGTCCTTATTATACTATTACTTATTGTTGCTGTCAAGTGTTTTTATATTTTCTTCGATAAATTTAATTGCTTCATCGACTGGTAATTCACCCACTTCTACATGAAATACATTTCTGTCTTGTGCATGAGCACCATGTGAATTAAATGCTACCTTTGGCAATTCTTTATCGTTGGTTGTACCTAACACTTCTTCAACAACTTCCTTTTTCTTACCGAAAATTGCATCCCAGTTATCTGCAAACTTCTGCCTGTTAACTGGTCTAGCTGCACTTCCTTTGCCGCCATGCCATCCTGCCATTGTATCTCCGTTACATTTTTGTTGCCAATATAGTTTTGGCTAATTCTTTTGTTGCGATTAAATCATTCTGACTAAATGAACTTTTAATCTTTTCTGAAAATTCAATTCTTTCTTCTATTGTCATTAATCTATAAATTATTTTTATCAATTCATAATCAAATTCAGTTGGTTCTTCTAAATTTTCAAACATAATAATTATCTAGTCAGTGTGTTTAAATTTCAGGTTGAGTTTTTATAAATCGATCAATATTTTGAATCATCAATTGTTTCAACCTAACTTTATCATATTCAGGTTCTTTTAAACATTCTGGAAGTGTTAGCCTGAATAAAGTTTCTTTTTCTTCATCATATATGGATAATGCCCATATCTGTGTTCCACAGAATCCACTAGCAGCTAATAATATCATTTGCCACCCATCACCTTTAATAAAACTATGGGTGCGTTGCAATCGTGGTCCAACATTTGTTTTCAGAAAATCAAAAGTATTAGCTAATCTATTTTGATAATCTTCACCATAAGAATTGTTTCCGTGTATTACTAGCATTTGTGCCTCTGTGTTAAAATTGGTGGAGACTAGGAGAGTTGAACTCCTGATAACGCCGTGCAAGGGCGTGGTTATACCATTTAACTAAATCCCCGGTTTATTTTAATTTTCGTCCCTTAACCCATCCTTCTGGTATTGGACTATTCTTTTGTATCTTTATATTTTTGTTAAGTTCTGCATTATGAATCCACATAGTTCCGTATTGAGAATTCTTTTCACCTGATTGTGAAATTGAACTTAACATACCTATTTTTCTCTTTGCTTCATCTGAATGAGTTTTACCAAAAAAAGTGCCTGGTTTATTGCTATACTCTTTCTTTTTTATATCACTAATGGTTTTAGAGTATTGTTGTTTGAATTCGTTATCTTCACGCAACTTTTTATGAAATGCATCAGAAGCTTTTTTCAGTGATGATAAAACTCTTGGATTATTTTTCCTACAATATCTATTGAAGCCAGATGAATTTACATAATCGAACCCACCATGACCACCTTCTTTAATATTATACGTATCATTCCTACGGATAAAATCTTCTGTAACTAATTCTCTCTCCAATTCATACATTTGGTCTGAATTGTCAAATACTTGTAAAATGTCTTTTGTAAAATTATCAATACCATACTTACCAATAGCATGTTTAATGTATTTTCCAGAACCCATATAACCATCATTTATATCTTTGGTTTTGTGAACACCAATATAAATTTTACCATTTGTATTGTTTGTTATTTTATAAACTATATATTTCATAGTATTATTTAGCAAAGTTCGAGACTTACCTTCGAACTTAAAATACTATTTGCTCCACCCGCGCGACTCGAACACGCATACGGTTTCCCGATTACAACTGATTAACAGTCAGTCCTCTTACCATTAGAGTAGGGTGGAGCAAATAGTACTTATAATAGTTTAGTATCAAGAGTGAGTTGTACCAAGATACCGGTCATTCAAAATATTGTTATACAATATCTAAATCTCGCACCGCATGTTATTGTAAACTATCTTTTATTTATATTTTATCAGGATGCGTTTTAACATTTTCAATTTTTGAGATTGCTGTTTAAAGTTTGCTGAATGCATCCTAAAACTTTACAGGATCTTTTATTTAGTGGACTTGAACCACTTAACTTACGAATATTAATCGTTTGTATTTTCCAAAGGAATATGCTGTAAAGATCCTAAATTTTGGCGGAAGATGTGAGATTCGAACTCACGCAACCCTTTCGAGGTTGACGGTTTAGCAAACCGCTCCATTAACCACTCTGGCAACCTTCCTATTATTTTAAATTATGGTACGTCTGGGCAGATTCGAACTGCCAACTCCGAAGAGTATGGGTTTTAAGCCCACTATGTATTCCGTTCCATCACAGACGCATTATATACTTTATTATCAGGTTAGTTGCTTACCTAAAGCTAATCGCATATAGCGACCGGAATCGAACCGACTGTTTATTTTGCTGTAGCTAACCTAACATTTATCAGAATGCATTTTATTTTTCACCATCGCGTTTACCAGTTTCGCCACTTAAAACCAGGTTTTAAGGTAGGACTTGAACCTACAAATCAAAGATAACGGTTTCCTATTAATAAAATATAGTTGCTGTAAGCATTCTAAAACTTGGAGGCAGCGGGATGATTCGAACATCCGTCCTTTGGGTTATGAGCCCAACAATCTACCACTGATATACGCTGCGTTAATTCTTTGTGTATATTATACACGATTTTTTAATCTTGTCAAGATTAATTTTAACAGGATCCTTTTTTTACGTTGCTCTACCAAACTGAGCTAATCCCCGGTAGTTTTTCGGGGATGTTGGATTTGAACCAACGACCAACGGCTCCCAATGCAATTATTGTATGCTGAACGGATCCTAAAACTTTTAAAATTGTTAAAGAGCTTATTAACTAATATGTGTACATTATACACTAATTAAATTATATGTCAAGTATAATTTGCTTCCCATCCATCTTTTTCAGTAAAAAATCTTACTGCCTTGATATTTGGATATTCACCAGCATCAAACCAATGTTTTACATTAGCTGGGACACTGATTAAATCATTTGGTCCTACATCAAGTTCATAAAAAGTATCAGATACATTAAAAAAGAACTTTGCAGTACCATGAGTAAATAAACGCATTTCATAATCAGTGTGAAAATGCTCTTTTTTAAACTGCTCTCTTAATGATTGATAGTTGTTAGTTGAACTATCCAATACAATAGTATCATTGTAAGGAACATCATAATCATATTTTATTTGTTCTATAATGTTCTCATCGGGTGGAACATGGACATATAATACATGAATATTATCTAATTGTCTAGCAATTTCTTCATATTCCACGTAAGTAGTAAAATCTTCTGTGTTATCATAAATTTTTAACATAATACTACTTATCTTTTGCACTATAATAGTGCTAAAATTTGGCAGCGCGGGAGGGATTTGAATTGACCATCACTGCTTCTATATTTCTGAGTTATTATTTCTTGTGTGGCATCCCGCCTTTTTTCCACCCTATAGTTTCATAATAAGTTAGTTCTTGTTTATCTATTCGCTTGGCAACAAACCCATTATTAATGAGAATTTTACCTATATTTGCTTCAGCAATTTTTTTACTATGGTCTAATGTCCTTGGATATGATGATATTTTTTTCATATGCTCACGGTGAGCAGACGGGTTATGTTTAGACCAATGGTTTTTTGAAATATTGTTTCGTTTTCTATCAGTTGTAATTTGCTGTAATGCAGCATTTCTTATTTTTTCTTTAGTTTCTGTTGAATGCCTTCTTCCACTAAATGCACCTATAATGCCAGGGTTCCCTCCAGAACCTCCCGGTTTTATATTATATGTATTGGAAGTAGTTATAAATTCTTCGGTAACTATCTCCGCTTCTTTATCAAACATTTCTTGTTTAGAATTGAAAATAAACAAAATATCTTTTTTAAAATTTTCAATTCCGTATTTTTTTATGGCTCGTTTTAAATATTTTCCTGAACCCATGTATCCATCATTAATATCATCGGTGGAATGAGCTCCAATGTATATTTTTGAATCTATCAAATTAGTTGTTTTGTATATTATATAATACATTTAAATTCTCCTATATGTATTTATACAAAACCATCATGATACCATTTCATCACCGGGCTAAAAAAATAAATTCCAGGATAGTTTAATCTCTATGAAGCCTCTATCTTCCTATTGAAAGTTATCTGGAACGGGCTAACTCACTCTTGTTTATTTTAATAGGTTAAGAGCTTAACCGCCACAAAGGGCTCCTATTGTTTGGCGGAAGCGGTGAGATTCGAACTCACGGAACCTTGCGGTTCGCCAGTTTTCAAGACTGGTGCAATAGGCCATGCTCTGCCACACTTCCATAATTTGAAGGCCGGTCTATGACCTGCCTTAATAATTGGTACCCTGGGGGAGACTTGAACTCCCAAAACCTGGTTTCTAAGACCAGTACGTATGCCATTCCGTCACCAGGGCAATATTCTATTTATCTGTTAAATTTACTGCTAATAATAAAAAAGTCATCATCTTTTCATCTTTCAATCCAATCCAGTATGGGCCAGTAGATTGGCTTGCTCTATAATGATTCCAAATACTGAAATCCATACCATATTTTTCTTTTAATGTATTTCTACATTCTTGTGCGCCTTTTGACCATGTGCTATTGAATCGTAATGCTACAACAAATCCTTTATGGTATAGATGATGTGTTTTATTCAGTTTAACAACTTTCATATTATTAAAATAATTTGGAGCTAATAATCGGGATCGAACCGATGACCTCCACTTTACCAAAGTGGTGCTCTACCTACTGAGCTATATCAGCTTTTTAAATTGGCACCCTTGGAGGGAATCGAACCCCCATCATCTAGTTCGTAGCCAGGTATTCTATCCATTAAACTACAAGGGCTTTATTTTATCAGGATCTGCTTTTTACGGTTTCCTACCACTAGAAGAACTCTTATAATTAAGAGTGTAGGATTCGAACCTACGTTCCCGGCCTGGAATGCTAATTGTATGCTGTATAGATCCTAAAATTGTTTTACTTCAGCTGTGATTTTTTAAACAAACGATCCAACTTAGTGTTGATATCTTTGCAGTATTGTTCAGCCAATAATGCAGCTTTCACTGCAGCATCAGTTTTAACATTTAATACAGTCACTGCTTTGTTGGTGTCAGCCAACTCAGAAACTAATGTTTTCTGGTTTGATTCGATCACATCGATTTCACTTTGTAATTTAGCAATATCAGAATTAGTAGCACATCCAGATAAACCAATCAATGCGACTACTGATAACATAACTAATTTTCTCATTTTACACCTTTGTTAAGTTAAAAAAAATACAGGATGATATATTTTGGCGGAGCCGAGGGATTCGAACCCCCTATAGATACCTACTTATCGGCTTCGGGATTACAGTGCTGTAATCATCCTATGTTAAACAATTAAGATAATCGTTCTTTTTCTGATTCCATAAAGCGTGTTCGTTTTACAAGTGATAAAACGAATTCTGACTCAGCGATTGATTTGGAATCAAGATCAATTCGCAAGTTCAAGAAATACGAAACATCGTTGTGAGTTAGTTTGATTGAGTTGAAATCAGTAACTTCACCAGTAAATGATGATGGTACTTTGATAACAATGTCTAACAGTCTTTCAAAATGTTTATCCGCATCAATGAAATACTGTTCAACGAATGATTTCAAATGATGTGGTGTATTTCTCATGGTATCGGTTTTATAATTTCTGTAAGAACCAACCGAAACTTTTACCGCTTCAATAAGGTCAGTACCAGTGTATCTAGGATACTCAGGGATTAAGTTGTAAGGGGTTTTTACTTCTTGTTCAATTACTAGCATTATATCATTCCGATAATAGTTAAAAAATTGGCAGGGATACAAGAACTCGAATCTTGAATGCCAGAATCAAAATCTGGTGTGTTACCATTACACTATATCCCAATTGTTATTACAGGTTAGCATTTTAAGTTTTCCCAATTAAACTACATTAAGTGACCAACCCTAACGCTGGGATTCGAACCCAGAACTTTCTTTTACAATAAGATTTAATAAAATTGCTGAAACTAACCTATTGGTCTTATTCGCTGGTGACTAACCTCGAATGTTCTTTAAATTATTTCTATAAAGTCTTCTATCATACTTTTTGCTTTCTTGTATGATTTTTCATTCCACAATATGTCAGAATTATTTGGCATATGTCCAGGATTTCCACCTAAATGACTATTACGTATCAAGTACTCTTCTGCTTCTCGGAAGTAATTTAAAAATGCTTGTCCATACCTATATGTTGGGTATTTTACCAACATCCAAGTATAATGAGCGTTAAATTCTTCATACTGCTGTGTTGTTATTGAGAATTCAGTCATATTATAGTTAAGTTAAGATTACAGGATACACATTTTTACGGGTTTGATTAGCAGTCAAATGTATTATTGTTGCTGTAGGTATCCTAAAACCGTTTATGCTATGTATTATACAGCATTTTAAAACATTGTCAATATTTATTTTGGAGCGGGTAATGAGATTCGAACTCACGACATTCAGGTTGGCAACTTGAAGCTCTACCACTGAGCTATACCCGCTTAAAATTGGCGGACTGTACGGAATTCGAATCCGTGATACCACCGTGACAGGGTGGCGTGATAACCGCTTCACTAACAGTCCAAAATTGTTGAGTATCTAACATCATACAATACTCGGGAGACCTCTACCAGCCTCGTTTTTATTACTGCGCCTATCCGAAGATAGTGTTTCAAATGATATTAAGGTTGCCCAGCTCTAGAGTTTGGAGCTCCGAGACGGATTCGAACCGCCGATTTTTACTGATTTGCAGTCAGTCCCATTAAGCCACTTTGGTATCGGAGCAAAAACTTTATAATAATTTTAAATGACCACTTATTGGGTCAATATTTTCTGGATAATCTGGACCGAGTGCTAAACAAGTTTTTGTTGGCACTCCATTAAATTCAGTCAATCCAGCATCAGTTATTAATTTAACATTTACGTTATTATCTAATGCTTTTTGATAAATGTCAAGCAATTCTTCTTCACTGTCAACTGAAACACAAACTTTGGTAAATCTACCTTCTAACCATTCTTTAAGAGGCTGTTTATTTAATTGGATTACAGCACAATTTCCTACCTGAGATTCATAATTGTGATAACCATCGTTATAATCGATAGATGCATCCAAATATATCTCGCTGTAGTTAAGAATAGCGCCTAATGATGCGTGACTTGCTTGAGCGGCAATTTTGCCTTTTCTCATGTTAAGGTCTTTTCTAACTACAATTACTTGTTTTGGTTCATTATTAGCCATATTTTTCCTAAATGTTGGTACCCAGTAGTGGTATCGATCCACTGTTTTGGTCTTATCAGGACCACGTTCTACCTTTGAACTAACCGGGTATAATTCTATTTAAACGGAGTTTTTTCACAAGCTAGTGCATGTAGATATGCATATCTTCTAGCTTCATAAGTCAATGTTGCTTCGTTTAATTGTTGTTGTAATTTTAGCATATCTTTCTCTGCACTGTCAAGATATCTTTTAGCAATATCTGATGTTCTTTTACCTGCCATACTTACCTCGCAAATCTTTTAGATTTTAACAATGACGATAATTCTTTTTCAAATGAAAAAGGTTTATTATCTTCTGGTCTATCGTAAATATAATCTGGAACAATAATTCCAATACAAGTTAGAGCATTGTCTAAACTAGGTTCATTAAAAGTTGCCCAAGGCAAGTTATTCGAAGAATGTTTAAATAACCACAATAAACCATGCATTTGTTCACTAGTACCGCCATTCAACACATACATTGTTTTATGGGTCTCTGCCCAGTCTGTCAGTATTTCATTACCAGGGAAATTATTGTTGATTTCCTGTAAGCAATGTGCAGCTTGAATTCCATGTTGTATGGAACTTAGGTACATATTTGTTAAAAAGTATCCTCTCATATATTCCTCTGTGTGTTTGGAGGTAACGGGTAGATTTGAACTACCGACCAACTCCGTATGAAGGAGCTGCACTACCACTGTGCTACGTTACCATTATATAAACTAATTAGGGGTGACCGATGGGACTTGAACCCATAAAAACCTGAATCACAATCAGGATCGTCTACCAATTCCGACACGGCCACACCTAATTAGTCTAATTTTATATTAAAATGCATTAAACGAGGGAACACGAATGCTATACATTCTCCTGTCTCCGGCCCTCAAGCTTAACATCCTTCTGGCCAGTGATGTCAAGGTGACTGATTAATGCACTTTAATATAAAATCATATAATAAAGCATACTACACGGAATTGAACCGTCTTCATTCAAGCCAGGAGCTCAAACTGTGATCCACACAACGCTGATCAGACGCTAATATGCTTTATTATATGATTTGGTAGGACCGCCGAGACTCGAACTCGAATTCCCGGATTAAAAGTCCGGTGTTCTAACCAATTGAACTACGATCCCAAATTTTCTTGCCTTCTTTTTCTGTTTTTGTCTTTCGTTTCATAATTATTTCCTATGTTGTTATAGCAGGATACGTTTTTACTAGTTGAATTAAAAGTTCAGTGTAAATTGTTTGCTGAATGTATCCTAAAACTGTTTATGCTGTTAATTATACAGCATTTTTATACGTTGTCAATTATTTTATCTGGATATTGTGCATCACGGCGTTCAATTTCAGCATATGGACTGTATCCAGGCTGTAATTCCGTGATATTAGTAAATCCATTGGTTTCTGTAATCAAACTATCATTAGAATCGATAGAACCACGATATTTACTACCATAACTACCTTCTAATTTACCAGTACTCGGATTAAGATCACCCCATTTAGTGTGATTACCACCGATAACTTCAATATAGTAAGTTTTACCAGTTCTGTATGAATAAACAACATGTCTACCGGTATCTTCAGTTTTTGTAAAAAATTTCTTTCGGGTTTCTTCGTCCATAATAGTTTCCTTTGTGTTTGGTGCCTCCTGATAGAATCGAACTACCGCAACCAGTGTGTAAGACTAGTGTTCTCCCATTAAACTAAGGAGGCTAAAATTGGTGCTTTCTTATTCCCGGCTATCACAGAGGTTGCCACTTGTACTTCATGGTTCTCAACTTGCAGGTTCTGGCGGAACAGAATTCTCGTATTGCCAACGTGCTTTTGGTTCAAAGCATACCACCCGTGTGTATCACCACACTTCTTATCCTCTGGGTCAGAGTATCCGTTGATTAGACAGATCGTTCTTCAAGTACTTGTTGTTCCCATTTGCTTTTTAAATAGATTTTTTTACCATGCAACCAATATTCTTCTTCTGTGAAATTAGTAATAACAGCAGGGCCGTGTTCATTATGATATTTCCCATTTTGACAATAACAAGTTCTGCGGCCATCATATCTAATAATTGCTGGGCCATCTGTATTATGCGATACCCCATTCTTCATAAAAACTACTGTTGTATCAGATACGCTAATAGTGAGTTCAGGATTTTCTGGGTTAATATATTTCATAATTACCAAATTGTAAAGTTAAAATTGGTGCTACCGACTGGGATCGAACCAGTATAGCTGGATTTTCAGTCCAATGCATGAACCATCACTGCCACAGTAGCAAAATTATCAGGATACGCTTTTTCATTTTTCAAGAATGTTTTTTTAATTGCTGCATGTATCCTAAAACTGTGTAAATTATAACGTATTATTTGAACATTTGCAAGATATTTTTCATAGCATCTGTATTACTATCCCATGTTTGTCCGCCAAATCGTCCGTATTCTATACGGTTATCAACAGACCATTTATTATAATAATCGGACAATTCACCATTGCATTCCAATAGTTCATCACCGTAATTAATTATCATTACATTAGGATTCATGCAATCACGAATTGAATAAACCTTCTCAAACGCTTCTTTAATACACATGCCATGTTGTATTAGTACTAGAATAGCAGTTGCTGTACTTCTACTAACACCAGCATGACAATGAATTAAAACTTTATCAGTATCAGTAAATGTTTTACTGAATTCTAAAATATTTTCAATATTTTGTAAAGTAGGATGTTGATATCCTTCTAATGGTACTTCAATATCATAAAATCTTTCTATATGATGTGGAACATCACATTCAAATACAGGTGTAGTTGGATCAACAATGCTAATGACTTTAGTATGGGTTGGTGCCCATAAACTTGCTTCGTACAATCCTGATATAGTTATATCTAACATTTTTTACCTCAAAAATTGGCGGGGCATAAATTGCTGTTAAAATCCTTGACAGGATTTATTTTGGCCCCATTATATTTGGCATTCCCTACGGGATTCGAACCCGTGACGACACCGTGAAAGGGTGTTGAGATAACCGCTTCTCCAAGGGAATAAAACTTTTATATAGAAACACACTCGTTTCTGAGCTTTCGGTATGTATGCCTACACTTTCGGATAGCCCCTGCGTCCAGTTGCTCAGTATCCCATTAACCGTGAATGTGTTTTTATATAAATTGGTCTCCGTGGTAGGATTTGAACCTACGAATCCTCTCGATCCCAAATCGAGCGCTCTACCAAACTGAGCTACACGGAGATAATTAAAAAATTGGTGGAGAAGGTAGGAATCGAACCTACTTGTCAGAGACGGGCGGGTTACAGCCGCTTGCCCTACCATTAGAGCATCTTCTCCATAATTTATAACACTCTCCCACTATGTGTTTTAGACGGTTCGTATCCGAATAAAGAGTGTATATTAAAACATACTCACTTTAACTTGTCAAGAACCGTAATTCTTAATGCTGATCTAATATGTTTTAATATTTGCTAAGACATCCTTAGCTTGTCTATTGAAATTATCTCCAGAACCCCCTGCTTTCCGAAACTTTTTAAGTGTTTTCAGTGCCAGGTGCACCATTCACTGTGTAGATATTATAATCTGTGTTACTGTGTCTGTCAACTACTTTTTTAAGGAGTCTAAAACTAAAAAACCCTGAGAGTTTTCACTTTCAGGGTTCTTTGAAAAATTAACTTATAATATTAAATTATGTCTTCAAAGAACCCTCTCGATACTCCGGTGTGCGATCATTATTAATTAAACTAAATACACACCATACAGACGCAATCGAGCCGCCTTTTAAGGTTGATTGTAGTTTAAATTGTTGATGTAATGATTGCATATCCATTTGTATCAATTTTCCTTTTATTCAATCAGTTGACCCCAACTGATGTGATATATTATACTCTTACTTATCGTTATTGTCAAGAACTTTTTAAAATTCTTTTCCGGTTAAGTGAAAGTATTTATCATTTAACCGGAATTACTATCTAATATGTGTATATTTTAACATATTTTGTTTGTTTGTCAAGAACTACTTTTATTTATGTTTATTGTTTGACTGCCATAATTTTTTGTACTCTAAAGTATGGTTTTAAAACATTCATAAAAGTTTTAAAGCTGTATATCCCTTCACCAGGGCCTTCACCTTGAAAAACATTAGCATACCATGAATCTGGGTATTCTGCAACAAAAAGATTACCATTTTTAGATTTTTTTACATGGGTTTTTACAAACTTCTGTAATTCAATTGGGATTTTAGTTCCAGTAAACCCACCAAGGTGGATGTTAACTGCTGATGGTTTGTATCTATTTTCTATAATTTGATGTATTTTCATTATGCTACCAATGGATCTATTATTACTGGGACATTACCACGCATCATTACATTTCCACTATGTAAATCTGGATATGCATTACTACTGAATACATTGCTGTAAAATAATGCATTTGCAATTTCATACATACCTGGATATTGTTGCATCATTCTTTTCACATCACTAGTCATTTCATAGTCAGGATCATAGTTTAAACTTATAAAGTATTCTTGAAATGTTTCTAATATCTTATCAACAATATTCCATTCTCCTGGAGAAATAGGTCTTAATTTTTCCAATTTAACTGCATATGAATCTGGTCCTATTTTAATAATAGGACCTAATCTTTTTGGAAGATTAGGATTGTTTTGATGTTTTTTAAAGTATTTATAAAACTGTAAGTATGCATCATCATGTTTAAAGACCTTATATATCCATGGATATGAAGGATGTTCATATGCAGAACCATATGAACCAGTACCTAGATGTTTAAAGCCATACGTATCCATTATTGCTTCCCATTCTTCCAGTGTTGCATATAGAGGTTTATCCCTTATATCACCACCTAATATTTCTTTTGCTTTCTTATAAATATCAAATTTCTTATAACCAGTCAATTCATTTATTTTCATATGTAATTATCCATATATTATTCATTATTTATCATATCATGTAGAGGTGAACGGAGTTCACCTGGTCTTCGCTATCGCTCATCCCATATTCGCTAACGCTCTTAATTCAATAATGATAATAATCATAACATAATAATCAATTATATACTATTCATCTAGATTACGAGCACACTTTGCCTTAAGCAGGCAAAGTTAAAAAAATCTACTTCATCTGAGTTGACTTCGACTAGCATTACAACATTACCGAGGCGGTCAGCCTGTACCTCTAGTTGCGTCTTTATCTGACGGCGGGTATATATACAAATGCCAGTTTCTTGCATATATCCGTGTGGAATTTATCCACTCTTTTAGCCTTAAATTTTCTCTCTTCAAATAGCAAAACCGGTTGTATGAAGGCATATCCGATCATCGTCCTGTTAAGGATAGTTGCTAAGTACTCCATTACAGCGTGGAGATTAATGTCCAAGTGGCTTTTCTGCCCTATTTTCATTACACACGAAATAAACCTGTGCTAGTCATAACTGTACTATTGTGCCTGAAAAATGTGCCTAAGAATTGCCTAATGAGATGTATTATACTACAGACCTTTGAGATTGTCTAGCTTTATTTTACTAATCGTAATCATCGTCATACGCAGATGGATCATCATAATATTTGTAATATCCTTCATTTTCTTTTAATACTCTAATTTTGTCACCCATTTGTATTTGCAACATTGTTAAATGTGATTCTTTTAAAATGTCAGTGATGAACCATAACGTACCACAGCCGCCGCCGTATGTTTTGATTGGCCCGTGCTTGATACTGGTTTGCTGTAAACTTTCCCTAAGCAATGAACCATATTCGGTTATGATTCTAGTAATACCTTTTTCACGATTCTTCAATCTAATTTTATCGTGTTCTGTAAGTTGTGTAATAATAGCAGTATTGCTATCATCGATCAGTAGCAAGCAATCTTTTATTTTAATCGATCCTTTGGTATGACTAGAATCGGGTCTTTCACGAGTTGACCATTTTACATTACACTCTACGTGATCTACGTAATAAGAAGTACCCTTTGTTGTTATTATCCACATCGGTATACTACTATCTTCTAAATGTTTCTTATTAAAATGAAATAATAAATCATCACACTCTAATTCTATCATAATTTTTCCTTGAATAATTTTTGGCATAAAAAAACCCAAGCCATCTTGATTGCTCAAGACAGTACTTGGGTAAAAAAGGAGTTTTTTAAATTTTTAAAAAATCTTGTAATCTACAACATGATATTAGATCAAAGATTTATATAATGAACCAGACAATTGGAAGTTTGATTTCCAGCCCCATTCATCTAACACTAACTGGTTAAAAGTTGTGTCATCTAACTCAATAATATCTTCGATACTCAATTCGAGCATTCTGATAGCACGGGTGTAGCTTTGTTCATACGAATTGGGAACTGCTGGCAAGTTTTTAACTTTTGCAATGCTATCTAATTCACCGGTATTAACCAGTTTCAAGTTATTTTTAGTGATAACTACAACTGCTTTTTTAAAATCTTCGACAGATTCGATATATTCAGCAATGTGTTTTTCTTTGTTTTCACGAACTACTGCTAGTAATTCTTCTCTTTTGATTTTTACTGTTTTCATAACATTATTTTCAATGTTTCTCATAATAAAATGGAATAGTGGTGCGCTTGATGGGATTCGAACCCATTATCGTAAGTTTTAGAGGCTTTTGCTATACCAAGCAGCTTCAAGCGCGAAATTATAAAAATAGTAGGGATTTCTCCCTACTAGGTATTTTTGGTTATAAGGTATTTCCTACCCCAGAACTCGCTGGATATTAAGCAGCGATAGCATCAAAGATGCCATCTACAGTGTAGAATTCAAATTTTGTATTTGCTTTTGCATTTACTTTAAATGCTTGATTTACGGTCATCGCCTACCGATTCTCCAATGTTCTTTTATCCAGCAATCGAATCTAAGTCAGGCCCATTATAAAACATATTAGCACTTCCCTTTTAAGGGGCAGGAAGTTTATGGCTATGGCCCCACTCTGATACCTCTAATATGTTTTATGGTGGACCTGGCGATGTTCTGCCCATCGCGTCTTACCAAACTATTACAACATCTTCAACGAATTCTTTAAATTACATGTATTATACTACATAAAAAACTTTTGTCAAGAACTATTTTCTTTTTACACGTGGTTTAATTCTTGGTTTACCGGTTAATGAGTTGTTTCTGCTTCTAGCCATTGTAAATACCTCTGTTGTTTAAGATGGGTTTATTATACATCAGCCAAACGTGATGTCAAGCATTTTTTAATAAATACTACTATTAATGGAGAAGGTTGTGGATATAGGAATACCAAATTTTGATTTTTTTAGTCTTGTGCAACAATGTGGGTTTCCTATTGCATTAGCTGTGGTATGTGGATGGTTTGTTATGCAAGCAATCCAGTTAGTACTTGGGTCTGTTGTAAAATCCATTAAGAAGATGACATTTTTAATTAAATCAATGGATGGACGTGTGAAACAGATGAATGTTGATATTATTGAGATTGATAAATTGATTTCACAAGCATTGAATGTTCAATCATTGCCAGAAAAAATACATCATGAAGTAGCTGCAGTTATGAATAGTCATGATGTGAAACAACCGATACCAACTAAACCAGTGCCTGATAATCCTAAAAAATCAATCCGTGAGAAATTTAAAAATGCGGTTGATAATGTGATTGATAAAAATGTTGATTCAATCGTAGAAAAAGTAGAAGGAATTACAAAATGAGCCCAGAATATATAAAATTTTTTTCTGATACAATAACCCCGATTCTTGGTAGTTGTGTGTTAGGTGCGTTTATATTCACTGCATTAAAATTTGTACTTGGTGATGTAATTACATCTGTTAGGACATTTGCTAGTATAGTTACTGCATTGGAGAACAGAGTAAGAATAACATCTAATGAATTGATTAAAATTGATGTTACAGTTTCTGCAAAACTGGGATTACGCCCTGATTTGGACAGAATTGCGAGATCAGTTAGAGATGATTGTAGGAGAGATTAAATGGATATAACACAAATAGCAGATATTATAAATCGTTATGGATTTCCAATAATTGCCGCAGGATATATGTTGAAAATGGTGAAATATGTTTGGGATTTTACAATAAATGAGATTAATCCGGTACTGGTAGATGCAAATAAAGAATTAATTTCACTAATTGATAAAATTCGTCTAGTTGATGCGGATTGCCTTCGAATTACTGCAAAATTGAATACAGTTCTTCAAATGCGAGAGAATGCACAAAAACAACCGGTGGAGAATGAATCAAGGGGTAGTAATGAGAGTAAGTGAAGTAATTTCTGATAAAACCTCAGATATGGCTATAAATGAATTAGTAAGATATGTTAATGAAAAGTGGAATAAAGTTGGCTTACAGGTTGATTTTGGCACACATTTTGGTCAAAGAATAAATGACGAGCGTAATAATCCACCGATTGATGTTAATGAAGTTGCTAAATTATTTGATAAGTTATTTATTAACGCTGGTAAAGCAATTTCAAGATTGCCGATTGGATTTAAATCGGTAATGAATGATCCAGATACCAACATAAATGTAATGTTTGTAATAGTAGAGGCTGGAGGGCATAAAGAAGTTATGTTAACCTCGATTATT